ACTTAATCTCATAATAACCATCTCTACCTTCTTCTAAGAAATATACTTCACTCGTACCATCTAAATTTACAATATTAGAATTAAGAGTATATACTTTTGCAGCATTTGTACTTCCAGAATCTACCACGGTAACTCTAACAGATTTAGTGTTTACATTAGTGGCAGGAATTATATATGATTCGAATGTATTATTTTGATATGTGTAAACTATACTTGTCAATGTTCCTTGCTCAATTGATAGATTAGAGAATTTCCAACCATCAGTTATATTATAGTTAATAGTTTGAGTGGCTGAGTTAAACATTGGATAATTAACACCATCGATAGTAGTATTAAATTTTGTACCTCTCGGTATACTCAACGGCAGTGGAGTATTACTTGCATCATGATTCCATAAAGGTGTAGCAGTTCCCTTTGCCATTACCATATTAATAACTGCAGTGGAAGGAGCAATCGATCTTGGTGTATATCCTAATAGTTTAGCATGAGATACAACAGAAGATCGTAGCTGAGCTGTGTCAAGGAATGTTTCATTTAATCCAAAGTTTGCATTCATTGAGTTGATGTGGGTTACATATGCTAGTACATCTATAATGGTTGCCATGGCAGATCCATCGTAGTTGTAATCATTGAAGGTTGTATCAGTTGCCTTCATATGTGCAACTAGATTTGCTTTTATCTGATCAAAGTCTAATTCACTTGCTGAAATTCTGCGTTCAATTGCCATTATCGTAATCTCTCTATTGTGGTAGATATATCTAATATTTCATTACTAGATTTAACCATACCGGTTACTGTTATTGTTACTTCGTTTTCCATAGCTCTTGCCTGTATGTTTACGTTAAGTACTTCTATTCTTGGTTCGTGATTGGCTAAAGCCATACTCACTGAAGTAGACATCTGTGCTGCTGTTATGTTTGTCATGTTCTCAAATAGATATGCTCTTAAGTTTGCACCAAAGTTATAATTAAATGGTCGCTCGCCATGGTTTGTACGGAGTATATTTAATACACTTTGTTTTACAGATGCATTGTTCTTCTTTATTCCAATGTCATTTGTATTAGGATTTTGCTTAAAAGTAAAATCTACATCTTTATACGTTTCTTGTCGTGCAATCTGGGCCATATATCTATTTATACCTAAGTGAGTGGGTCAGTCAGACTTTGATTGACATTATTAGAACCGTGTGTATGACCATCAATTAATTGTGATGTGCTTGTACGGGTTTCACCAGTTACGGTAACGTCTTTAGCCACAGTTAAATTTTCAGTGATGTCTACATTACCAGCCAATGTTATCTTTTTCGTTGTATCAGTTGTTGTTACTGTTATATCTCCTTTAGTAGATGTAGTAGCTATATCTCCTTCAAGAGATAGAGCAGTTATGTTACCCTTAGCGTCAGCACTTATATTACCTGTAACAGATGCAGTAAGGTTACCTGCTACAGCAACATCTGCATGACCACTAACAATAATTCTTACATCTCCATAGACTTCAAGAGTATCTTGACCTACAACTAATTTATAGTTATCTCTTACAATGGTTTCATTCTTTGAACCATTAGCAATGATCTCATATTGAGTGCCACTCATATGTCTTTCCATGATACGTTCATGACTTGGTGTATCATCGTATTCTTTTACATGGCCACTCTCTGTTTCCATAACATTATTGTATGGATACACCGGTTGATATCCACTTACCGGCTGATATCCACCAGCTGGTTCACCCGCATGTGGATTAGCTTCACCTCTCACTCTTACATTGTTATCTTCTGTTCCTGCAGTTTTTGTAGGCAAAGTTCCTAAAACTAAATATTCTTGCATGGCTTTATCCATACATACACCTGCCACTAATGTACCAATTAATAGATTTACTGAAGAACCTACACCGTCTTTAGCTGGAGTATTTCCTGGCATCATCACCATGCTCCAAGCAAGATCTTCTGTTCTTATATTATCATGAAGTCCATACACATTAACCTTTACCCTACCAAGTTTTTCAGGATCATTAATATTAACTACAGTTCCAAATTTTATTTGATTATACATTATTCTCTTACTAATCCTAAAGATTGATGATAACTATATTCTCCACCTCTTTGTGTAAAGTCATGTTGCATATGTTTAACTAACCATTTACCATTATGACGTGCAGTACCTTGTTCTTCATTACCAGCTAATTGAACTTCAACTGTCATTCCAACACCTAAGCCAGGCAATGCTGCCACTCCACTTACATTCATAACAGTATTGAATGCTCTTACTGTACCATTGATAATTGTGCTTGACGCTACATTACCTCTATTAGCTAATATGCTTTTTGCATTCTCATCATATAATTTATCGCTTAGCTTAAATTTTGTTTTAGGTACTGATGTTACTTCTTTTGTAATGTTTTTTGTATTCTTTGTTTCATCTAAGTTAATTTCATTAATTGCTTCACCAAATAATCCATCTTCTATTTTTTGAACAAAATCCATACTGTATTCTTTTAGCATAAAATCACTAGCTGTACCTAAAACTGCCATAGGATTCATTTGAGTTTCTCTCATATCCGAAAGGCCTTGTGTGATAGAAACTGACACACCACTATTATCAACAAATGCGTTATCAACCATATCGTATAAAGAAGTTAATCGTACGGTATTATGATCAACTAATCTTTCATACATAAATATACCTGATTGATCTTCGCAATAAGCATTTGCTACAAGGATTTTAAAACAATCTCTTGCAGGAATATTAGGTGCAATGTATCTACCACTCGTTGATGTTCTTGAATCAACAGCAATTGTATTTTCATCTGCACTTACGTCTGAAAATATTTTAGCAATGATTTCATCTGATGTTCCATTGTATACCGAATTTACAGTATTAGCAAAGTTAGGTACATGTATAGATTTTAAATGAATAGTATAAGACTTCTTTTCTGATTCTAATGACATATCAGTTATTCCATCCATCCAAAAACTTGCTGTAAAGTCTTGTTCTAAATATGAAAAACTAATATCAACACCAGCTAATTCTGTACCTATAAAATTGTCAAAGAAGTTAGTGGAGTCTTGAACAGCAATTTGTCCTTGCATCATTCCGAAGATACTTTCGTATAAAGTTAATCCATTAACAAATTTGCTAATATCTACTTTACGTACTTCAATTTTTATATTATCTAGATTAAGCATTTTGCATTACTTTTATAAACTGATTAGATACTACTGTCATGTGATCAGGCTTAATAACTTTTATTTGTCTGTTCTGTTCAGTTACAGCCGCCTCATAATCGATATAACTATATGGAGTTGTTCCAGCCTCACGCCTCGGTACCCATTCTGCAGTTGAATCATCAACGTGATGATGAGGTGCATAAGCTTCTGACTTAATAAAGTTACATGTAACAGAATCTTGTGAGTTACCACCCTGTATAGATTCACCAGTGACTGTGAATGTACCACTTGTTTTTTCTATAACAACATAACCCATATTCACATAGATCTCTTTCACAATACCTGTTGCTCCACTCACACCACCTGTTACACTTTCACCAATAATAAATTTATCAACTAAACTATCATCAGTATCAGCAGCAAGGTGGCGATATTTTTGTATGCAATACTCTACCAATTGACTAGAACTCATCGGCCAGTCATCCCATATGTTTTTTATCTGTGGATTAAGCAATAAGAATGTCCAATGAAAATCTGGCCTGTTGTATAGACGTTGGCTTAATAGATCTGGTCTCTCACCATCTATAATTGATACTGTCTGATAATAACCTGCATTATTAATTAAGGCATCAGATACCTTAGCTCTTGAAGTTAGATTCTTTAATATATCTAAATTGCCTGATCCATCTATATCTATTGCTGCGTTATTAATGTTTTTAAAATACATATTTAATACCCCGCCTTAATATCATCTTTATACAGTGGATTAATTTCTTTAAGTCCTATAGTTAATGCAATTTCTACTGGAGAATTATTCCTTCTAAAGAATGAAGAATTATTTGGGTTATATGTAACACCTACATTCTCTACAACAACAGGAGGTAATTGAATCATATCTCTTGAACCATGGAATGATACTATACAATGATCAGGAACAGTGATTGTAACTTGATTATTTTTTGTGGCGTGCATAGACTCCCTAAAGAATTTAATAAGCCCCGCTGCTTGATCAGATTCTTGTTCTGAATCGGGTAGTATAGTCCAGTTAAAACTAAATGTTCTCAACGGTGTTGAGCCATAAGCTGCGAATTCGTTTTTATTTAATAGAGCACCAGTAGATCTTTGCATTTCAGTTGCAATAATATCACCAACACCATAACCAGCTAAAGCACCTAACATCGCACCACCACCTATTTTACCTGCCGCTGCACCATATACTGAAATTGCTTGTGTACTAGCCAATACTGCTTTATTGTTAAAAGCATTTGAACCACCACCACCTACCATTTCATTTAAACCTGCAGCAAATTGTCTTGTGTTATCATTATAGGCTACAGCATCAGTTATTTCAATTCCAGTTGGCATGTATAAACAAATAGAACCTGTATATGTTCTTCTTACTGGTGTTGTATAAGCTTCGATTAATCCCTTTGAATCTTCAAGGGCTTTACCGTTCATAACACCAGCATTTACTGTTGCTGAATTTTGACCACCAGCTGCTGCCATAATTGCGTTTTCTCTATTTGTTCCACGACCGACAGTATTATCTTGATTTAATAGATCTGCAGCTAATCCTATTCCTCCAGCTGCATTACTCTTTAAAAATGATGATGTCCAATCATATCCTTTTTTACCTAATTGTGAAAAACTAGAATTATTCTTATTCGGAGTACCGTCAACCTTAAGAAATTCAAACATCATGAATGGTTCATTAGTCATTTGATCAATAGTGCCCATACGCTTTTTAGCGTATTCGGAATCTTCGTGGCTATTAAAGTTTATATCATCTTGATAGGTATCACTACCAACTGTTGATGGATATTTCCAATGCTGAAATCCGTCCTTATCATGATTGGCTCTTGCGCCCATTTCGAAATCTTGTAATGGCATAATCGTTCCTTGGTTTGTATATTACTTATTTATAACGATTTGTATAAATAGTTGTATGAAAAAAACATATTCTGGATCATGGAAGCCAAAAAACATAGCCAAGTATAGAGGTAATGTTGACAATATTAAGTATAGATCACTATGGGAACGCAATGCATTTAGATATATGGACACTGCAAGTTGGGTGAAGTGGTGGAACTCAGAAGAAACTGTCATAGGTTACATATGTGCAACTGATAATAAGGCTCACAGATACTACGTTGACCTCACTATAAGAACAACTTCGGGCCGTACTCTCTTAGTAGAGATCAAGCCATCGCCACAGACTAAACCACCTAAAAGAAAAAAGCTTAATGAAGCATTAACTTATATGAAGAATATATCTAAGTGGAAGTACGCTGAGAAGTTTTGTGAGGAACGTGGATATGAATTTCAGATATGGACTGAACATGAATTAGAAGCTATGGGTATACGTACTATGAGTATGAAGATGAAAGCTAGTAAGACAAAGGTTGGTAAAAGAATATGGAAGACACTAAAGAAAAGAGTATAAATATAAACATGGAAGAAGAAAACAGCGACGGCAAATTAGAATTATCTCTGAGAATATTAGGGAATGAAATAATAGGATTCAAAATGGTGGTAGATGATTTTAAAATAAAGTTTTTGCTTGGTGGTATAGCTGCTCTTGGTATCATAGCATATATTATGGTGGTATTTGGACCTCAATTAATGGAGACATTTAGTGGCTAGTTTATTCGACAAGTTAGAATCAGAAGCATTTCGTAAAGGATTGCAAGCACGTAGTAAAGAAGCAGACAAATGGTTTTCTAAGAATGTTAAGAAGCTTGGTAAGTTAGGTCCTAGTGTATTAAAAGATGATAGGCTTAATAAGACAAAGATTAGATCTGGTGATATGGTTATGTACACATATAATCCAAAGCATAAACAAACTTTGCCTTACTATGATACATTTCCTTTATCAATTATTGTAGGTAAAGTAAAGGGTGGATTTACTGCTCTGAACTTGCATTACCTACCACCTAAAGTTCGTGCGATATTTTTAGACAAATTAAATGATGTAGCAAATAATCAAAAGTTTGATGATTCAACAAAGTTTAAAATAACATACAAGATTCTACAAGCCACGTCAAAATATAAATACTTTGCACCATGTTTTAAACATTATTTAACACCTAATGTAACTTCTAATGTTATGAAAGTGAATGCATCAGAATGGAACATAGCAATATTTTTACAAACAGCGTCATTTAGGAAAAAATCTACCAGAGTTGTCTGGGGAGATTCAAGGAGAAAATACTAATGTCATTGCCAGTAGGTATCGATACAATGAAGTCTACGATTAATCGTAGAGGTGGTCTAGCAAGAGGAAATAGATATGCTGTCTATATATCTCATCCATCTAAATCTATAAATAGTTTGTTAGGATATAATCCTGCAACATTACTTAGTAATTTAATATCAGGTGATGGTGTTAACATAGCAGACTTTATTAATGATCCGAGAGATATGTTTCTATTGTGTCAAACAGCGTCAATGCCAGGTAAACGTATACTTACAACTGAAGCTATGCATAACCATCACATGGCAAAGAAACCTTATTCAGCTGCAACAGACGAAGTGAGTATGTCATTCTTATTAACGAATGATTATTATATTAAGAAGTATTTTGATATGTGGCAAGAGATGATTATTGATACAGCGGGTCGACACTACAAAGCATTTTATAAGGATGAGTATAGCACTGATATAATAATACAGCAGCTATCATCATCTAACGATGTGATTCCTGGATATACAATTAAGCTTGAGAATGCATATCCGATTACGGTAGGTTCAATTGATTTATCTGAAGGATCAGATGGAATGATGGAATTAAGTGTTACATTTGAATATGATAATTTTAAAAGTGTAGGATTGATTGATGGATTTGAAGATGTAGCAAACAAGATGTTACAGATAGGAGCGAACACGTTAGATACATTTAAACGTATAATTTAATTATAACAATGGAGAGAGATTGATATGTTGCCAATTATTGCAACCCCAAAGTATGATATGATTGTGCCTTCGACAGGCGAGAGTATTACATACCGACCATACGTGGTCAAAGAAGAGAAGATTTTATTGATTGCATTAGAGTCTGAAAGTGAAGTAGCAATTGAAAGAGCAGTGACTGATATTATTAAAGCGTGTCTTGAAACACCGCTTGATATAAAGACACTAACAATGTTTGATATCGAATTTATGTTTACTACTTTGCGTAGTAAATCTGTAGGTGAAGGTATTGATGTAGTGTTAAACTGTGACAATGAAGAGTGTGACGCAACACAAAAAATTAAAATTAATTTAGATGATGTTTACGTAGCTAATTTAGAAACTGCTGGCGAAAACATGAATGTAAAGATAAATGATGATGTTAGTGTTGACTTAAAATATCTTGGTTATTCAGATAATTTAACTCAGGGTCAAAGAACTACTGAAACTGAGGCTGCTATTAATATGGTAGCAAAAACAATTGAAACAATTTATAGTGGTGAAGAAACATTTGCATGTAAAGATGCACCTTTTAAAGAGGTAGTTGCGTTTGTTGAAAGTTTAAACAACGATCAGTTTGCTAGTGTTATAAAGTTTATGCAAGACTCACCGGTAATAACTTATGATATTGAGTATAAATGTAGAGAGTGTGGAACAGATAATGTTAAAACGTTAAAGGGACTTTCGGATTTTTTTTCGTAGCCCTTTCACATGATAACGTAGCAAATCAGTTAAAAACTAATTTTGCTTTGATGGTCCACCATAGATTTAGTTTGGCTGATTTAGAAAATATGTTACCATGGGAAAGGGAATTATACTTAGTTCTCATGAAGGAACATATTGAAGAAGAGAACAAACGTAACAAGGAACAGAAAGCAAAAATGGGATAAAAACTTATGGCAAAGAAAACACAAGAAGGTTTATTAGGTGAAGTAGTACAACTTCTGCGAAAGCAGAATCAACTTAGTACGCGCGATAGACTGAAAGAAGCCGAAGAAACTAAACGCCAACAAAAAATGGATGAGGATTCCCTTAATCCAGCTACAGATGATAGAGGCCAAGTCCAAATAACTGATGGCATGGACTTTGCTCGAAGATATAAAGCCAATATTGCTGGTAAAGTTACTAAAAGCAAAATGGATCAGCCTAAAGAAAAGGGCAAGAAGAAAGTCCAAGAAGTAATTAAACACTCTACATTTATGACTCGACGTTTGATTGAGAAAGCAAACAAGATGATGTTCCGAATAAATATTGAGAATACAAACAGAGATTTGCATCAAATGTCCCTCGATGCTAAAAAGCATAAAGAGAAAATGCGAAACGATGACGAGTACGCTAGGGAGCATGGTGGTGAAATGTTTGACTTCACTAGGAGTTTTAGAAAAATGATCGCTGGGTTTTTATCTCCTAGAGAATTAGCACGACAGAAGAAGAGAGAAGAGTGGTCAATCATTAAAGAAAACTGGTTTAAGTATGGTGTGGTACCACTAATTGCTGCATTAACTGTATCAATTGGTTTAGCATATGAAGGCATTCATTTTTGGCATGTGAAAGTTTTGGCTGCACTTAAAAAAGTTAAGCTTTGGGCTACCGGTAAATGGTTCAAACCAGGTATGTTTTTAGATTCAAAATACAGAGCACTTAGAACTTCTATATATGGGTGGTTTGGCTACGATAAAGCTGGTAGACCAATGGAAAAAAAGGTCGGTGGCAAATGGACAACGTTTGGTTGGGCTGGAATGGTTGATGGAGTAAAAGCTAGATTAGCTAATATAAGAATGAAAGCATTTAATGCCATTGGTTTAGGTGTTGATGGTAAGCCAATTGCACGTCAATCAGGTCCACGTGGTGGAGTGATTACCCGAGCAGCATGGACGTCTGCTGGATATATTGGTTTAGTTACACGAAGAATAGGTAAAATATTTGCACCTATTACAAAAATTAGTGGTGGCATAGCTAAATGGACTGGCGGGGCAATATTTAAAGGAATTGCTAAAACTCTTAAATCATTTATGAATTTGGGTGCTGTTAAATTTTTAGGTAGATTACTCTGGCCAGTTACTGCTATATTCTCAATATTCGAAGGATTTAAAGCTGGAAAAACTGAATCTGAAAGAGAAGGTTCTAAATGGTATACTGTCTTTGGTGAAGCAATTGGTGGTGTTGCGGGTTATGTTTTGGGTGGTTTGGTAGATGCTATTAAAGGAATGGTAGTATGGGCTATTAAAAAAATGTTTGGTTTTAAGTCTGATGGAGATGGTAATATTATAGCGGGACAAGGTATGGGTGGTGATGCTCTTAAAGCCATTGATGAATTTAGCTTTGCTGATATGGTACGTAAAATAGTTGCGTTCCCTTACCATGCAATTTCAGCAGTAGCAGATTTCATTGGAGATTTGTTTAGTGATCCTGTAGGTATGATTAGTGGTTCATGGGATTTTATTACAGATTTGCCAAGCAAATTTATGGATATGATAAAAAGCTTTATACCAAATCTAGATTTATCATTACCTGATTGGTTAGGCGGTGGTTCATGGAATCTTCGAGAAGCTCTTGGAGTTGAAAAAATTCCAAATTTAGCTTCGAGCGGTCCTGATGTTATTAAGCATCAGCAGGTCAATCCGTTTACTAATAAGAAATGGACTAAACCTGAAAGATTAGATATGAATGAAAAACTTGGTCAAAACTGGAGATCAGAAAATCAAGAAGGATTCTTAAAAATGATGTATGACTTCAGTAGAACTCAACAAGCAGCTGGCAAATATGGTGGATCCGGAACTGGTAATAACTATACAACACTAAACTCCATTCACCAATATAAAGATGAAGGTTACGGTGACTATATTAAAGCCGTTAGATTAGAAGCCACAATGTAAAAAAGGGGACGAAAGTCCCCTTCTCAAACTAATTAACTCTTAAGCTTCCGCTGCTAACTTAGCAAAGTAACTCATAGTATCATCAGTACTTGATTCAACCTTAGCTACTGGTGCTGCATCGATGAAAGCTTGTTCAGACGCATTGTCTGCATCTCCAGCAATGTCTTGATCAATATGATCTGTTTCATTACGTGTCACAAGCTCTTCACCTAACACACGTGTCAACTTAAGATTAAGTTCACTGTATGATTTAAATGTAGAAGGATCAGTAAACTCTTTTAGAGCAAACTGTTTGTTGTATATACCTTCTAGAACAGAATCATCTGCATTCAATGCTTCAGCAGCACCAAACTCAGAGCGATCATAGTTACGGAATCCCGCCACTTGTGCAATCTTCATCTTAAAGTTAGCACCTTTCCACATATCAAATGGATTGACAGGTGACTCATCTTGATACTTAGGTTGCATACTATCCATAATCTTCTCAAAGATCTTAGCACCGTATGTATATAACATTACCTTACCTTCGTTCTCACGATTCTCAGGGTCAGATACAACATAGATATTTGACACATAGTGAAGCCTACGCTTACGTCTACGAGCCATATCCTTATCAGCTTCAATACCAGTATTCCATAGTTTTGAATTCATTTCAGATACAGGATCGTCCTTCTGAATTGTAGTAAGTGATTTCTCAACATACCACTGACCAGTTGGTCCTTGGAAGAAGTGATCCCAGTATTTTGCCCAAGGTAAGTCATCACCTTCGACTGTAGGTAAGAACCTAATAACGGCATAACCGTTACCTGCTTTATCTACTGAGGGTTTCCACATGCGGTCGTCGCCATATGATTTCTTTTCTGTGGTGCCTGTTCCAGCCGCACCGACTAGTGAACTCATGTCACTAGCTTTCGCTTTTAAGTCTGCAAAACTCATGGTCTATCTCCTTTAAAAGTTTATATTATTTTGTATCAGTATATATTATATCATAGTTATGATAAAAGTACATACCTTATTTAAAAATATCTACAATAATCTTTTTCATCTTCACGTCATCGAACCTTAAAAATGATTGATACTTAGATATCTTTTTGTATAAGTCGGGCCACAAGATAGTCTCTGTGATCTGCTTATTCGCTCTATCAATAAATCCTGTTAGCTTATTGATTATACACAATGTCTCAAGAGACACTGCTCCTTCAAGATGAAGCTGGATAATTCTTGGATATGTATCTTCTATCTCCAAGAGATCATCAAACTTTACATCTGAAATTTCTTCTAACTCATTCCTAAATACATAAGACAAACTATCTATCTTCTTTAAGAATGTTGTATACGTATCCTCGTCACGTACCATATCACTACTATACTTATTACCTGCCACTTGATGTGCAGCAAAGTACAATGCAATGTCGTCACGTGTCTTAAACCGTTTACCTATCTTTGTTAATTGAAACTTATCAGGTCTTCCCCAATAAGTCTTTTGTGTTACATTTGTTTTAAAATTATACTTAAAACAATCGTAAGTTCCATTGAAATGTAGGTTAACTGCGTTGTGAACTGTAAATGCTTCATATCCTGTCATTCTCATATAGGCAACACATAGGTTGGATT